GCTCAAGAAGCGCAGCGTTTCCTAGACCGGGTCAACCCGGCTGCGGAAGCCTTCGAGCTGCGCAAACTTAGCGACAAGCACAGCTTCTTCGTCATCAACGACACCCGAGCCACAGCCGCCCTCAAGCGCGCCAGTATGGACCTGACAATGGCGCTCGCCGACCTTCGGAGACCCGAATGATTGCCCGCCTCCTCGGCCGCTACTGGCCGTTCCTCATCATCGCCGCTCTGGTCGCGTTCGGTCTCTACCAGCGCGACCGGGCGAATGACGCGGAGACCCTTGCGGCCTCCCGCGCCCAGACCATCACGTCCCAAGAGAACGCCCTGCAGGGCTTCGGCGAGGCCATCGCCAGCCAGAACCAATCCATCGAGGCGCTCGCCGAACGCCGCACCGAGGGTCGCACGATCTACCTGCAGGACTACGCCCGAGCCGACCAGCGGGCCACCGCCAAGGACGACCGCGCCGCGCAGCTTCTCGGGCTGCAAAGTCAGTTCGCCGATGAGCTGGCTGAGTGCCGTGCCGCCCGCACCCTTCTCGAACAGGAGATGAGCCAATGACCAAATTGTTCGCCACCTATGGGCGAACGGAGAGCGGAGACGACATCCCCGTTCTGTTGTTCGACAAACGCCCGACCGAAGACGAAGTTCACGCCCGCTACCGTGATCTGCTCCCACAAGAATACGATGACGACTGCCCTGTCTCCTACTCGGTGGACACAGTCGATCTTCCCGCCGACGTCGAGGAAGACCTCCGTAAGCTCCGAGCTCTTGAGAGCGCCGGGGTCGACAACTGGAGCGGCTACGACTTCGCGATGGAAGAACTTTGGGAGGAAGACGAAGGATGACCCGCCTGCAACGCTGGCTCATCGCCATCGGGATCATCCTGACGGTGCCTGCCTGCGCCACCACCCGAACCATCCCCGGTCCTCCCACAGAGGTCCTCATTCCCGTGCCGGTTCCTTGCGAGCCCGTGCAGGCCCCCGCCCCGGTGCGCCCCAAGGTGCAACCAGGCGCTGGCCTGTTCGATCTGGCGAAGACAGCTTTGGCTGACCGGCGGGTTCTGGAGGGGCACGTCGAACGGCTCGAAGCCGCGAACAAGAACCCCTGCCCGGAGGCGAAGCAATGAGCCAATCCAAGACCGACAGCGCGATGGAGGCCCTGACGAACATCGTCATCGGCCTCATCGTCTCCTTCACCGCCAACGCGATCCTCCTGCCGTGGTTCCTCGGCGTCACCATCTCGGCCGCCACGAACATCGGCATCGCGGTCGCCTATACCATCGTGAGCTTCGCCCGGAGCTACGCCATCCGCCGCTTGTTCAACGGCAAGGGCGTTTGGGAGAGCCTCAAAGGTTGGAAGGAACCTTTATTGGCGCTGCGAGATTGGCACCTACTCCCGATGGTCGCCTTCGCATTGTGCGCCCTCGCCTATAGCCTTTGGGCCACAGCATGAGCACCGCCCTCCTCCTCGACGCCGACATCTTCGCCTATCAAGCCTCTGCCTCGAAACAGCGGGACTATGATTGGGGAGACGGCGTCACGAGCCAAGTGGCTGACCTCGACGAGATGAAGGCCGCCGTCGAAGACGAAATCGAGCACCTCGTGGCGATCCTCAAGGCCGATGAGGTTATCGTCTGTCTCTCCGACGAGGTCGACAATTTCCGTAAGGAGGTCGACCAGACCTACAAGCAGAACCGCGCCGGCTCCGAGCGTCCTGTCCAGCTCTATGAGCTCAAGGAATGGCTTGCCGCCGAGTGGCCTTCCGTGGGCATCCCCCGTCTCGAAGCCGACGATGTCATGGGCATCCTTGCGACCGAACCTCACGAGGGCAGGCGCATCATTGTCTCGGACGACAAGGATATGCAGACGGTCCCGTGCTGGTTCTATCGGCCTTGCCGGAACCGTGATGGGAAGAAGGAAGGCGTCCGCCTAATCGAGCCGGAGTTAGCCGAGCGTTTCATGCTCTGGCAGGGCCTCGCAGGCGACACCACCGACGGCTACGCCGGTTGTCCCGGTATTGGACCGAAGGCGGCCGACCGCATCCTCGACGAGTTCGTGGTCCGTGAGAGCTACCAGCACGAGCTCAAAAGCGGAGCCCGCAAGGGCCAGTTCGAGACCCGCCGACACGACGTGACCTACGGGTCCCGGTGGGAGGCTATCGTGGCTGCGTTTGCGGAGGCAGGTTTGACGGAAGCAGACGCGATCCGACAGGTGAACCTCGCCCGCATCCTCAAGCACACCGACTACGTCGACGGCCGTATCCTGCCGTGGACACCGTGAGGCCAATTACTGCCACCCTTTGGTAGGAAGAACATTCCTGCTGTCATTGTGTCTCCTAGGGGGCCGCTCGCTGACCATGTGTCGGCTTGAGCGGCCCCCATTTTTTCATCTTTGTCGGTGAGCCTAAGTGGCGGGCAGGTCTCCAAAACCTCGCCCCGTGGGAGCGTTACCCACCACCCTCGCCAACACCGGAGCCTCTCATGGTCCAGTTCCCTTACCTGTCCGCCGACCTCGTGGACGAGCTGGACAAGATGTTCCCCGAAGTCATCCCCGAAGCGGGCGACGAAATCATTTCCATCCAGCGCCGAGCCGCCAAGCGCGAGCTCGTGGTCTTCCTCAAGCACTGGAAGGGCCAGAAGGCCCGCAGCGCAGAACGAAAGGCGAAAAGCTGATGTGTCCACCCAAGCCGAAAATCCCGAAGCCGTCAGAGACGCAGCCCAAGGACCCGGCCATCATTCGCAACTCCTATCTCGACGGAGTTGATCCCAAGACCCGCTCGATGCGGACGGGCCGCTCCTCCCTCCGCATCCCCAAAGGCTCCGGTCGAACTCCTGCCGCACCTGCGGCGGGCTATGTTCCTGTGAGCCCGGTGGCTTCCACCCCGCCGGGAGGCATCCCGCGCCCGCCGCCAGTTGCCGGTGGCGGAGGTGGTGGACGGGGGATCAGTCCCCGCAACATCCACCGCTATTAAAGGACCAGCATGGCCGAAAAAAAGGCTATCGAGCCGAAGGCCAAGAGCCGGTTCGATACGCTATCCACCGGGCGCCAAACGGCGCTCCGGCGGGCCCGCGAGAACTCTGACCTGACAATCCCCGGCCTCGTGCCGCAGGACGGACAGGACAGCAACTCCAGCTTCTCGCAGCCCTACCAGAGCCTAGGCGCCCGTGGCGTCAACAACCTCGCCTCATACCTCCTCGTCACGCAGTTCCCGCCCGACCAACACTTCGCTCGTCTCTCGGTTCACGAGGATGCAGCGGAGGAGCTCGGCGAGAAGCTGACCGAGGTGAAGACGGCCCTGTCGCGCATCAGCGCCAAGGCCCACCTCTTGCTCGAAACCACCGCGGCTCGCCCCGTGATGATGGAGGCGCTTCGGCACCTCATCGTTGCCGGCAACGCGCTCCTTAATGTGCCTCTCGAAGGAACCCCGCGCATCTTCCGCCTCGACCAGTATGTCGTCCTGCGGGACGAACGTGGGAGGATGTTGGAAGCCGTGATCCACGAGCGGGTCTATCCCTCCGCTCTGGATGAGGAGACCCTGACGGCCTGTAAAGTCGAAGTGAAGCCGGGTGAAGAAAACACGCAGCTCGTGGACCTTTACACTCACGTCTTCCGTGAGGGCGACCAGTATCGGCACTACCAGCAGATCAACGACCACATCGTCCCGAACTCCGAAGGAGCTTCACCAATGGACGCCCCGGCCTTCATCGCTTTGCGGTGGCAGGCAGTTCCGGGCAGCGACTATGGCCGCGCTCACGTCAGCGAATACGTTGGTGACTTGATGTCGCTGGAGGACCTCTCCAAGTCGATCATCCAGTTCGCCTCTCTGGCTTCCCGTGTGGTCTATCTCGTCGAACCCAATTCGATGACGGACATTGAGGAGCTGAACGAGGCCGAGAATGGTGACTACGTCCACGGCTACGCGGACAAGGTCAAGGCTCTCCAGATGGAGAAGTATGCAGACTTTCAGGTGGCCTCCTCGGTCGCCGAACGTCTCGAACTTCGCCTCTCGCACTCCTTCCTGCTCCAGAGTGGCACCGTCCGTAACGCGGAGCGGGTCACGGCAGAGGAAATCCGCGCAATGGCGCAGGAGCTCGAAAACGTGCTCGGCGGGACCTACACGGTCCTCTCGGCAGAACTCCAGCTCCCGCTCATCAAGCGTTACCTCTACATCCTGCAGCGAAGCGGCCAAGCGCCGAACCTGCCAGAGACCATCAAGCCGACCATTGTGACTGGCTTCGAGGCCCTTGGACGTAACCACGCTGCGACCCGTCTGAACCGCTGGCTCGACGATATGAAGGCTCGTTACGGCGAGCAAATCCTCGCCCAGATCACCGACCCCACAGAGGTCGGCCGTCGCCTTGCAGACAGCTACGGCATCGACGCGGTCGACGACCTCATCAAGTCGCCCGAGGTTCAGCAAGAAGAACAGCAAGCAGCCGCCTCGCAACAGGCCGCCATGAGCGCAGTGCCCCAAGTGGCGAAGGGCGTGATGGACGGCATGGTCGCAGAAGGCGGTCCTCCCATCCCAACCGGAGCATAACCCATGAGCACCCCAAAGAAGACGGCCGCAGAGCCGAAGGTCGAAACCTCGGCACCCGCCAAGGTTGAAGCCGTCCCGACCGCCGCGCCGCAAGTGGCCGGTGAGACCGAAACGATCAACCAGACGTTCGTGATCGACAACACCGAAGCTGAACGCCCGGAGCCGAAGAAGGCTTCGGAAACGGCCGAAGAAAGCGCGAACGGCACCGTCATCGTCAGCTACACCTAATGAGCGACGGAACTATCCCACAGGGCGGCCCGGAGACCCCGGCCGCCCCGAGCGGCACCCCGCAGTTCAACGAAGCTGAACGCGCGGCCATTGCTGTTGCCGAAACCGGCATCCAGCAGACGGACCCGAACAACCCGGCACCTCCCGCCGGAACCCCGGCAGCTCCACAGCGCCCCGAAGGTGTCCCCGAGAAGTTCTGGGACGCTGAAAAGGGTCAGGTGAACACCGAGGCGCTCCTCAAGAGCTACACCGAACTCGAAAAGAGCCGCGGTGAGGCACCGAAGGAGCCCGTGCAGGACGGCGAGACGCCTCCGGCTCGGAACGACGGCAAGGTCGAGAAGACCGTTGCAGAGCAGGTCGAAGACGCGGCGAACGACGCCTCGAACCCCGCCCTGCAGTCGGCCATCGAGCTCGCTCGTGAACAGTTCGCGACCGGCCAAGAGCTCGGCCCAGAAGCCTACGAAGCTCTGGAGAAGGCCGGCATCCCTCGGGAAATGACCGACCTCTACGTCGCGGGTCTTCGCGCCCAGACGGAGCAGCAGCTCACGCAGCTCCACAGCTTCGTGGAAGGCAAGGACAACTACGAGGCCATGATTACGTGGGCCTCTCGCAATCTCGACGACGCCGGGATCGACGCCTTCAACACGGCGCTCGACAATCCGAGCCTCCGCGAGTTCGCTGTCCGCGACCTCTACTCCAAGTTCTCCAAGGCGAACCCTTCGGAAGGCAGTCTCGTTGCTCCGAAGGGCGGACAAGCCGGCGCCACGGGCGACGTCTATCGCAGCATGGACGAGCTCGTCACGGCACAGATGGATGGTCGCTACGGAACCGACACTGCCTATACCCAAGCGGTGCAGGAGAAGGTTCAGCGCAGCCTCTCGTCCGGCATTGAGCTGGCTCCGGGACAGCGTTTCGCGCGGGCGATCCACACCTTCGAGTAATCGAATATGGCCCTCTCCTCTGGCTCCCTGACGGGGGAGCTACGAGAGGTGCGTTTGAGCCCTGACGGGGGCTCGTCAACGCGCGCACCGCAGGGGGCGGCTCTCACCCTGTATCCGCTTACCACCGAAGCTCCCGTGCTCGCCCCCTCGGCCCCTTCGGGGATAACCAAGGCTGGCCCCGGCTGTCTAAGGTTGAAGCTCAACAACATCCTTCAACCCACTGTATCTAAGGAATATCATGGCAGATAGCACTCCGAACCGCCCCGGTTTGGACGCAAATGGCGGCGCAGACGTAAACGCTCTGATGCTGGCCCTGTTCGGCGGCGAGGTCATCACGGCCTTCCAGAAGAACACGATGCTGATGGACAAGCATCAGTCGAAGACCCTGTCGAAGGGCAAAGAGTTCCGCTTCCCGGCGATCTGGAAGGCGACCGGCGGCTACCACACCCCCGGCACCGAAATCACCGGAGACACGATCCCGCACACCGAAATCATCGTCAGCCCTGACGATAAGCTGGTGTCGAGCGTGTTCATCGCGGACATCGACGAGCTGCTGAACCACTTTGACGTTC